AAAAAGCTTAAATCTACTGCAAAAGGAAAAAAGAAACTGGCAGCAGCAAACAAAAAGAAAAGATCCGCTACTGCAAAGGGAAAGCAACACGCAAAACACGGGTTACATAAAGGAAAGAAACGATAATGCCTGCTAAAAAAGATCCAAGATTAAAAAGAGCAGGGGTTGCTGGGTTTAATAAGCCTAAGCGAACACCTAACCATCCTAAGAAGTCTCACATAGTTGTGGCTAAAGAAGGTGATAAAATTAAAACTATTCGATTTGGGCAGCAAGGCGTAAAGACAAATCAAACAGCAGGGCAAAGGAAAGCGTTTAAATCTCGCCATGCAAAAAATATAAAAAGAGGTAAGCTCTCAGCAGCTTATTGGGCAAATCGGGTTAAATGGTCTCCTAGTAAAACTAAGTCACCTTCAAGCAAATGGAAGAAAGGATCTTAGATGGGGCTTAAGTTAAGCATTGGTTTAGGCATTGCGCTTTTCGCAGTTACTGGTGCATTTAAGCTTTACTACGACAAGTCACAAGCTGAATTGGACTCGTTTCAAATAAGGTTAGAGCAGTCAATTCAAAATCAAAAAACGCTTGAAGGCACTATTGAAGAGCAAAATAATAATATAAAGAAAACTATTGAGAACCATAATCTTATGATTTCTCAAGTAGAGCGCCTACAAAAAGAAAATATGGAAGCGCAAAACGAGGTTACAAGGATTAAAAAAAAATTTTCAGAACACGATCTAAATGTTCTATCTATGAAGAAGCCTTTGTTGGTAGAGAAGATCGTGAACAGAGCGACTCAAAAGGTTGGTAAAGAGCTTGAACAAATTACTTCTAGCCTTAATTCTACTTCTAGTTAGCGGATGCTCTTTAACAGGAAATAGAAATATTCCAGAAGTTTCGCCTGTTGAAGTTGTTACTATAGAAAAAAAGGCACCTGTTTATCACCCGCCTCTTCCAGCATCAATTCAATCTGTTCCTGTTGAATGGACAATATTAACTCCAGATCGCATGGAAGAGTACATAGATGATTTAAAAAAAGGCGAAGCTCCAGCAAATGTTTGGTATTCGTTAACGACTAAAGGATATGAAAATTTATCAGCTAATATGGCTGAAATTAAAAGATATCTAAGACAAGTTATTAGTATTGTAAAATACTACAAAGAGTTAGATGAGGAGCCTTTCAAAGATGAATGAAGCGTTAACAGAATATATGTTAAAAAGAACTCCTAGAGTTCAGGAGTCTTTAGAAAAAGCCACAAAAGGAATGACCGATCAGCAGCAACAAGACTTTTTGGCTGCAATGCAGTTTGGTGATACTGAGTTTCAATCTGAAATAGCCCCTTATATGCCTGAAGGATCAACTATTGATCCTAGTAAAGCAGCACTTGTCCCGCTTCCTTTGGAGCATAGAGAAAGAGGATACGATTACAAAGGAATGGCAAGAAGAGGAAGCGATGAAGTTTTAAAATTAAATGTTCCTGGCGGAAAACAAATTGAGGTTCCTGGTAATAGAGCTTCGGCTCTTGGTGCTGTTAATGCAAATCCTCAAGTGTATGCACATGAGTATAGGCATTTTGAAGGTTCAGATGCGTTTTATGAAACTAATAATAGACTTCTTGATGTGTTTGCTTCTAGGACTAAAACAGATTTTAAAAGAGCGGTTGCAAGTCTTGCCGATGCTGCTTTGTATGAAGCTCAAAAAAAAGCAGTTGCCACTGGTGATGAAGAAAAAAGTCAAAGTTATAAAACAACAGAAAGTGCTTATTACTCGGCAAATAGTAAAGATCCTAGTATTAAGGAACTTGACTCAGCGTTAGACGATTTATTAACTAATGATCCGTATATTAGCGGTCAACTTCAAAAGGTAAACAATCTTATTTCTCTTGGAAATATTGAAGCTCCCGCCGTTGGCCCTCAATACAAAAGATTTATTTCTAGCAAAAAAGAAAGAAAACAAGAAAAAGAAAGAAAGCAAGAGATAAAGGATGAGGGTTATGAAGGCGCTGGGTTTTTACCTATGGATTTTAAAGAAGGTGGAAGGTCTAAATTAATATGAAGATAAGTGAAGATGGTTTAGAGCTTATAAAGAAGTTTGAGGGATGCGAAACTACTGCTTATCAAGATAGCGTTGGTGTGTGGACGATAGGATTTGGTCATACCAAAGGAGTTGAAGAAGGCCAGACCTGTTCAATAAAAGATGCAGAGTCAATGCTTGCTGATGAGATGGATGAATACGAAGGTTACATTAACAATATGGTTAAGGTTGATCTTCAGCAGCATGAATTCGATTCTTTAGTTGCGTGGGTTTACAATCTTGGCCCGACTAACCTTGGCGAAAGTACGATGTTAAAGGTTTTGAATGGTGGTCAGTTTGATCGTGTGCCAGATGAAATGAATCGGTGGACTCGTGCTGGCGGAAAGATACTTGAAGGCTTAGTAAGAAGAAGGCAAGCGGAGTCGTTGATGTTTCAAGATTTAGATTGGAGACAAGTATAATGGGTATGGGTAGACCAGCTTATGGTCAAGGCCAAGGTTCTTTTTTTGGACGCAGACCTACTCCAATGAGAAATCCTACGCCTTATTTCCCAAGTCGAGTTGGTGGGCTTAGTGGGTTTTTTGGTGGTTTAGCTGGTGGTAGGATGGCAAATAAGCCGCCGCCGTTTATGCCGCAATCTATACCGCAAAGGCCGCAGATGCCTATGGATGGAGGCTACGATGGTAGCGGAATTATGGGTGGACTAATGGCTAAAATGCCTACGCCTCCAATGAATCAAGATCAAACACCTTCTGATGGTGGCTTTTTATCGCAACTTGTTTCTAGCCCTATGATGCAAAGACCTATGCCGCCAATGCGAGGCCCTTTGGTGCCAGAAATGAGAGGCCCACAAATGCCTCCAATGAAAAGACCCGGAGGGCCGGGGAAAGCAAGAACAGGAGGCGGCCTTATGCGTAGAGGTAGAGGTAGTCTTATGCGTGGAGGGCCGGGAAAAGGCAGGGGCCAGATGCAACAACCTATGCCAGCTCGCCCAAGCTTTGATCAGCTTATGACTCAAGGCCCAATGAATATGCCTCAGTCACCTTTTATGACTCAGCAAGGTTTAGGTCAAACAGGGCAGCTTGGTCAGATTGGAAACAGTCGTCCCGCACCACCTCCTGATTTTGGTCAAGCAAGAACTCAAGGGCCAATGAATATGCCTCAACCCTCTGGGTTTGGTAGGGAATTTTTTGGACAAATGAGGCCGCCTAGCAATATTCAGTTTCAACAAGTTGGGAACAATAGACCTTTGCCATCATTTATGGGTGAGGTTGGTCAAGCAAGAACTCAAGGCCCATCAAGTATGCTTCAATCACCTTTTATGATGCAGCAAGGTGGAATGAGATTTTATGGCGGCGGTATAACGGATCTTTATTAAATGCCGTTAACTAAAATACAGTTTGCTCCCGGCGTTAACAAAGAGGGAACTGAATACACAGCGGATGCTGGTTGGTTTGATTCAGATAAAGTTAGGTTTAGAAAAGGTCGTCCTGAAAAAATAGGAGGCTGGGCTAAGTATTCTTCTAGCACATTTCTTGGTGTTTGCAGATCATTACATGATTGGGCTTCATTAGAGTCCATACGGTATATAGGTGTTGGCACTCATTTAAAGTTTTATGTTAATCAAGGCGCAAGTTACCACGATGTAACACCTATAAGATCTACAACATCCGCTGGAGATGTGACGTTTGCAGCGACAAATGGCAGCTCTACTATTACAGCAACAGATACTGCTCATGGTGCAAATGTAAATGACTTTGTAACTTTTTCTGATGCAGCTTCGTTAGGCGGTAATGTTACTGCCGCTGTGCTTAATCAAGAGTATCAGGTTGCTTCTGTTCCAACGGCAAACACATTTACATTTGTAGCTAAAGATACAAGCGGAACTACTGTTACTGCAAATGCCAGCGATAGCGGCAACGGAGGAAGTAGCACTGTTGGTGCTTATCAAATTGGTGTAGGTCTTAACGCTTATGTGGAAGGTACTGGTTGGGGTGCTGGAGCATGGGGTGATGGGACGTTTGGATCTGTAAGCGCATTAAGCGCATCTAGCCAGCTTAGACTGTACAGCCAAGATAACTTTGGAGAAGATTTAGTATTCAATGTTAGAGCTGGAGGAGTTTATTATTGGGATGAATCTTCTGGCACATCTAATAGAGCAGTGGCATTAAGTGCGCTTTCAGGGGCATCTAATACTCCAACTGCCGCATTACAGGTTATGGTGTCTGATGTAGACCAGCACGTTATTTGTTTTGGCGCAAACCCGATAGGGTCAAGCAATATAGATCCTTTGTTTGTTAGGTGGTCTGACCAAGAAAGCGCAGCCGATTGGACTCCAACTGCAACTAACACTGCTGGCGGTTCAAGAATAAACTCTGGATCAACTATTGTTGGAGCAGTTCAGTCACGACAGGAAATATTAATTTTTACTGACGCAAGCCTGCATAGCATGAGATTTGTTGGTTCGCCTTTTATATTTCAGTTTAGTACGTTAAGTACTGACATATCCATGATATCGCCTAACGCTGCGGTAAATGCCAGAGGCGTTGTTTACTTTATGGACAAGGGTAACTTTTACACCTACAACGGTGCTGTCCAGCCGTTACAATGTAGCGTATTAGATCATGTATTTAGCAATTTAAATTTAAGTCAGGCATACAAAGTGTTTGCCGCTGAGAACAACGCACATTCGGAGGTTACTTGGTTTTATCCTATTGGAACTGGCGATACAGAAATTACCAACTATGTCACCTATAACTACGCAGAAAACCTTTGGTCTGTTGGCACATTAGTTCGAGGAGCTTGGATAGGTGCGGCTACTAGAGATAATCCTT